TCTTGTGAATTCAGTCATGATTATTGTTTCCTTTGTTAGTTAATTAATTAATAATCAATAAAATATATAAAAATTCATTTTTAACTAAAATTCCATTTTGGAAAATCCCCCGAATGGGGGTATAGGAGTAATTAAGGAAGAGCACCATTTACCCTCTATTTTTTGGAAACAACTTGGTCATTATGTATAAAAAGTGGTTTTTAACGTAATTTGTATATAATATGTGCATATTTATTGGGATTGGTATAGATTTATGCAAAATTTTTTTTTTGTATATAAAATAGAGCTTGACTTTTTGATTTTCCTCGATATAGAATGGCGGTGTTATTTTTTAGTTTTTAGATGGTTTTTGATGAGTATTGATTTGTATTAATTTGGTTTATTGGGTTGAATGTAGTCATAGCATGTTTGCCTTTCGCAAAAGTCTGTCTTTAATTGGTGAGTAAATATATATTGATTTATAGTTATTATATATTGTATATTTTGCAAGTTTAAATAAGGAAGATTATTAAAATGGGTAAATCATTAATGGATTTCACAACTTCTGAAGGAGTCGCCCCTTATGTTTCAGCGGAGAGTATTACAAGTAATGTAAGTACTCAAACTTATAGTAGGGCAATTTATGTAGGGGTAACTGGTAATTATGAGTTTTATATAGATGGTTCTTGGGTTCATTTCAAGGCAATCCAGGCTGGAACTATTTTGAAATTGAGTGCTACGGGAGCAAGAGACCAGTCAGATGGTACAGCACCAGCGGCTGGAGAGATTGTATTCTTGAGATAAGATGGCCTTTGGCATGACAGAACTCGGCAAGTTGCCGATAGAAGCCCAAGAAGAGATATTATCTAAATTATCTGTAAAAGATGTATGTCCGATAGAGATAGACAGTGAAGTATATTATATCCCAACAGCGGTAAATGAATTAATTGACCATCTGTATAATCAGATATGTCGATTAAAGTATGATGGAATATCAGAAGATACGCAATAAGAAGCATTACGTTTACGAAAGCGTAGAGGAGTTTCGGACTGTGTATCCAGATGAACCGGTTATTGAGAACTGGATGGATGGAAAGGAAGGCGATTGGGTTATCGCTGATGATGGTGGGATAGTCCAATTATTAAAAGTTGCCGATATTATTAGGCATCCCCACGATAGAAGTAAGTATAAATATGCGAGTGGATGGGTTCGTACTGTTGTAGGTACGTTTTTAAAGACTAAAGGCTCAAAGATGGATACGGACTTTTCTAAGCATAAAAATAGATATACATTTTCGGGGAATGACCCAAAGTCTAGGACTAAAAGGGAAAAGATTACAAATAGGGAAAAAATATTTGCTACAAATATAGTTGTAGGAATGGGGCCTGTCAAAGCGTATGTTGATGCGTTTGGGCAAGAGAATGACTTAAAAGCGAGAAAGAATGCTACATTATTGTTAAAGCAGGAAAGAGTTATGAAAGAAATTGAAAAATCTGTAATGGACGTTGCTAAGAATATGGGTGTAGACCATGATTACGTCTTAGGTAAGTTAAAATGTCTTGCAGATAATAGTGAAGATGATAATATTGTCTTACAATCAACAAAAGAGCTTGGTAAGATAATTGGGACTACTGGTAATACAGTTAAGCAAAGAGAGATGGGTATTATTGGAATGTTTCAAGGATTCTCACCAGAGCAACTCGAGAAGGCTGAGAGACCTCAGCTTGAAGAGGTACAACAAGTAAAGGAGTAGGATATGCATTGTCCTAAATGTGGTTCTTCTAAAAATAAGAAGAATGGAAAAAGAAAAGATGGTACTCAAAGATATAAGTGCCTTGATTGCGAATCTGAGATAAATAGTTCCTCTATTTCTCAAGATGTAAATGCGGCAACATCGTCTATGGTTGAAGAGTTGAATTACATTTATGTAACAGATACTCAAGAAGACAAAGTCCCGACTGTAGAAGATATAATGAAGAAATTCAGTATTTCAGATGAAATATGGAAAGTAACTCATTTCAAGGTTAATCAATGGGATGTTTCCGCTAAGCAGGAAATAGATAATGAGATTGTTTGGAATACTCATACTAATTACCAAGTAAGTGCATCTCTTGTAAGAAGAAAGCCAGTTAAGTGTGATTTCCCTCCAATTAAAGGAGCGGAAGTAGGAGAAATAAATTTCAATATTAGTATTCCTAAAAGGGATTTAAAAGTTGATATTGTTCTCCCCGATGCTCAAGTAGGGTACAAAAGAGACTTGCAAAGCAATACGATGGAACCATTACATGATTTGGATGCTATATCCGTCGCAACTCAAATTGTGAAAGATGTAAAACCAGATAGGGTGATTCTTCTTGGTGATATGCTTGATTTACCAGATTGGAGTACTCACTATGTACGTTCCCCAGAGTTTTATTTCACCACACAACCTAGTATTGATTGGTTGGCTTCTTGGATAAAGGAACTTAGACCTTACTGCCAAGAGATGGTTTATATCGAAGGAAACCATGAGAAACGTATGATGGATAGCATTATTCAGAATACAATACAGGCTTATGGTATAAAACCAGCGAATGAACCAGATGTTCCGCCGTTAATGTCAATCCCATATATTCTTGGATTGCATAAACTTGAAGTAGATTATGTAGGCAATTATCCTCATGGGGAGTTCTATATAAATAATAATCTTGTATGTGTTCATGGAAATAAAGTGGGTGCGAAAAGTGGCCAGAGTGTAATGAAGGTACTCGATTCTCCAAGAATCAGTATGATTCAAGGACATGTGCATAGATTGGAAATGGCCCACAAGACTGTATGGACAAGGGGTAATCCTAAGATATATCAAGCTGTATCAATGGGGACTCTTGCAAGAATAGACGGAATCGTTCCTGGCGGTGGGACTAGATATAACTGGCAACAGGGTCTTGGGATTGTAGAGTATGATGATGAAAGATTCCAAGTGGATACCATAGGTATTTATAACGGTAAAGCTATATATGGTGGTAAGAGTTATGAAGCTTATAATAATAATGTGGCGATAAAAAATGGATAGTTATAGAAAACCAAGTCCAAAGAAAACAAGACAGGGAGCATCTAAGAATACTAAATATAAAAAAGGTGGTAAAAAGAAGTACAGGGGGCAAGGAAGATGATGCTCTCTGGTAATCATGTAGTCTTCTGGAAAAAAATGAAAGAAGATGGTGAAGACGCTATAATGGCTTCTTTTGATACAAGTATTGAGGCTAATGCATATGTTAAAGGATGTGTAGATACTGTATGTGCATTTACTAAAGGTGCAAATGAAAAGAAACTATTAAAAGAGTTTGAAGTAAAAGACTTAAATAAAAGGATAATAACATGATTTCAAAAAGGAGTATGAAAAGGCAGGAAATGATTGAACGTATTGGTCAATTAGAAAATATAATTATGGAGTTTGTTAGAAGACTTCATAATATGGAAATTGTTTTTGAACAGTATGTTGAGATGAAAAAAGATTCTAAGAAATTTAATGATTTCTTGGAATCGAAAATGAAACAGGCGCAAGAACAAGAAGTTAATAAAGATGGCAAATCTAAACAAACAAAACGTAAGCGAAGCAGAAAAAGCTCTTGAAGTAGCTTACCATGATTTAATTGCCTTCGGCAAGTTATTCCTTCCCGGTGATTTTGGTAAATCCGAATCCCCGCTGTTTCATTATGAGATTGCTGATGCTTTATTAGAGAACACTACGAAGTCTTTAGCGTTAATACTCCCACGTCAAAGCGCGAAGACACAGTTGTTTAAGACATTTTTACTTCATAAGATTTTATTTAAGAAGTCTGATGATTTGATGTTTCTTGCATGGATTAGTGATAATCATAGAAAATCCGTATTGAATCTTCAATATGTAAAACAACACTTGCAAAATAATGAGATGATAAAGTATTACTTTGGTAATATTGTAGGTGATAAGTGGACTGAGACTGATATTGTAACTACTACAAATGCGAAGTTAATTAGTCGTTCTAATTTGTCTAGTGTTCGTGGCGAAAACTATCTTGGTAAAAGATATGATATTGTTGCTTTAGATGATACAGAGAGTGAAACTAATACTGTTACTCAAGATGCAAGAGAGAAAATCAAGAATATTGTATATAATGGTGTAAAACCTGCTTTAGATGTTCATGGAAGATTGATATTCGCTGGTACTCCAGTTCATTATGATAGTCTTTGCCAGAATATTCTAGATGGATATAATAAGGCTGAGAATAAAGACGAATATACTTGGGATGTTATTACATATAAATCTACCCAACCAGAAATGGAAGGTGGGGTTCTTTGGAACTCATATGTCCCAAGAGAAAAATTAGATAGAATAAAGAAGGAATATTCAGAAGCTGGTCGTGTTCATGGATATTATCAAGAATATGAATTGGAAGTGCAAAATGATGAAGAAGCTGTTTGGGGGAGAAGGTATATTAAATATTGGGATGGATACTATGAAAATGAGAATGGTCAGAATTATCTTGTAATGGGTGGAGAACGAATCCCTGTAAATACATTTATAGGATGTGACCCCGCAACAGATATTGATACAAAGACTTCCGACTTTAGTGTAATAATGGCAATTGCTATTGATGTAAATAATAAATTATATATTTTAGAATACGAAAGGCATAGAAGTATTCCAACTGTGGGGGCTAGAGATAATGATGGGAACCTAATTGGCAAGAAGGGTGTTGTAGATTATATAATGGATATGCACCAAAAATATCATTGCGTGAGTTCCACAGTGGAGGATGTTGCTATGAATAGAAGCATATTCCAATCCCTAAATGAGCGTAGAAGACTGGAAAATAAGTTCAATATTAGCGTAATTCCAGAAAAACCAGGCGGTATGCAAAAGAGAAATAGGATTTATAGTGGTTTAAGTGGTAGATTTAGTACCGGAAATGTATATTTAAAAGAAAATATGTTTGATTTAATCAACGAAATTGTTACTTTTGGCCCTAAAATGAGCCATGATGATACCATTGAGACTCTTTTTTATGCGCAATTACACGCATTTCCGCCAAATATGAGGCGGGAAGAGAATAAAAAGGGATGGTATAAACCTAGAAGAAAAGCAAAAAGTTGGGTAGTTTCATAGATGCCTCAATATTCTGAGTATAAAAATAAATTACCAATGGGAATGAAATCTCCAAATTTAAGATTAGACTTTCCCGTCGCGCAAGATTCTTTGTATGCGAAATCTTTTGATATTGGTATGAATATCGCAAAAACATTGTCTGGTAGTAGGTCGGATTCTGCTTGGGATAGATACTTAAAGCAATCCGAGGCTACATTGAGCACATTAAAACAATTTCCCGTCCAATCTGCCGGTGCTTTATTATTGCATAGGTCTGCTAAGTCTAGAGGTATAGGATTGAGTTCGGATGGAATTTCTTTTGGAACAAAATATGGCCAATTTGATATACAGAAGATGGATGGTGGAGTTGGTATTAAATTTGACCTTGATAAAAGTCTCTTGCAAAAGCTTGAGAGGAGATTAATGAAGTAATGGCAAAAAGAGGAAGAAAAAGTAAAGCTGCGATAAATAAGCAACTTTGGGATAGAGCAAATAATACAGATAGAATTAAATGGCGTTCAAAAAGCCAAACTGGTTATGATTTTTATTTAGATGAGCAATTAACTGAGCAGGAATCTCATGATTTAGAAGAATCTGGAATGCCAGATTTTACAATTAATAGGATTTTACCTATTATTGAAATTATGAAGTATTTTGTAACGGCTAATGCTCCAAGATGGAAGGCCGTTGGGGCGACTGGTGATGATACAGATATTGCACAAATACATTCAGACATTTCAGATTATTGTTGGCACTTATCCAATGGTAATTCTTTATATGGCCAAGTTGTTCTTGATTCTCTCGTTAAGGGGATTGGGTATTTTCTAATAGATGTTGACCAAAATTTAGACCACGGTAAGGGAGATGTTGTATTTAGCAGGATTGACCCTTATGATGTTTTTGTAGACCCAGCTAGTCGTGATTTCTTATTCCGAGATGCTGGGTTTATTATGGTTAAGAAGAATCTTTCAAAGACTCAGTTAAAAAATCTGTTCCCACAGCACGCTTCTAAAATTGCAAGAGTCACATCTTCTTCTAGTCATGATGGAATATATTCACAAAGAGATGTCGAGGATTCTAAGATAATTCAACCAGAGGACATTTCTCATACTATTAATCCAGAAGGTGAGGAAGAGGATATTATTTCTTACTATGAAAATTATAGTAAAGTAAAAGTTCCTTTTATTAATGCATTTATAAATGTGCCACCATCTAAAGAAGAGATGGAGCAGATTAACCAGGCTGTTGAAGTTGAGTTGCAAGAGTTCCAAGAGGAAGTCAATGTTTCTCT